ATGGCAGATGATACAGCTGAAGACAAACAAGACTGTGTTGATAGGAACGTAGCACACTTAGAGATTATGGTGGCTAAAGACTATTGGACAGATGAAGATATGACTGCAAGCAATGCAGCTATCACAGCAGGTCAAGGGTACACAGCATGAGTGAACAATCAAATGTAATTACTATTGATGGTAAAGAGTACAATCAAGATGATCTTACACAAGATCAGAGTTACTTTATCAATCAGATTAGAGACTTACAAACTAAAGCAGGTAGTCTCAAGTTTCAGTTAGATCAAGTAACTGTAGCACAAAATGCTTTTACTAACTCATTAATTGAATCTTTGAAGTCAGAAGACAAAGAAGATGACGAGGTTGTTAATGGTTAAGGCATCTGATGTAAAGGCACAGATAGATACACATGAGGCTGTCTGTGCTGAGAGGTGGAAAGAAACTATCTTACGCATCAAACGTATTGAACACATTATGATTGGTACAGCAGGTACTATGATAGTTATGATGGTAGGCTTATTACTGAGGTGACACTATGCTTGAAATGCTAGTGGTCGCTAACAGTGCTTTTGCAATTATCAAACAGACCATTCAAAATGGTCGAGAACTATCTTCAGCAGGTGCAGCAATCTCTAAGTTTGTTAGTGCTGAAGAACAACTCAAACAAGATTTACATAAAAAAAAGAATAGTATTTGGACTAACTTTCTAGGTAAAGAAGATAATGACCTAGAAGAGTTTATGGCATTGGAAGAGATACGAGTTAAAAACGAACAACTCAGAGAGTTCATGCAGTTATATGGTAGAGCAGGTCTATATAATGACTATGTATCTTACTGTGCTGATGCACGCAAATCTAGAAGAGATGCTCGTATTAAAGCAGAGAAACGCAAAGAGCAAATAAAAGAAACAGTAATGAAAGTTGTACTGGCTATACTTATTACTGCTTTATTATCAGGTGTAGTTACAGTACTGGCAATCATAGCCAAAAAGAAAGGTTTAATATGACAGCCTTTTTACTTGCTTGTACATTAAATGGCATTGTCAATGGTGGTATATATTTCCAAGATGTAAATGTCTGCTTGGATTACAGAGATGTTCTCGACAATCAATCGTTTATAAAAAACAATGAGACACAAACATATGAGTGTATATGTAAGCTCGTACCTTTTGTAGATACAGATAAGGTAAAGGTGTACTAATGGTTACAGTTGAACAATTTCTTAAATGGAAAATACTACCAAGATGTATGATGCTTGCTAGTACAGTCATGTCATGGAGATGTGCTGAGTGGTTTATGGATTTAGATGTACCTACTGCAGCACAGTCAGCATTTGTATCTGTGGTCATGGGTGTAATGACAGGTGTCTTTGGTATATGGATGGGTCACGAACATAAGGAGCATAAGTAATGTTAACAGCATTGATAGGGCCAGTAAGTAATTTACTTGGTAAGTTTATAGAAGACAAAGACATGAAGAATAAGTTGGCACATGAGGTGGCAACTATGGCTGAGAATCATGCACAAGAACTAGCTAAAGGTCAGCTTGAAATCAACAAGGCAGAGGCACAACATAAGTCAATCTTTGTTGCAGGGTGGAGGCCATTCATAGGTTGGACTTGTGGTGTAGCACTATGTTGGCATTTTGTATTAGCACCAATAACAATATTCTTGTGTGCTTATATTGGAGTTGCTATACCTGAGTTACCTACATTTGACATGGGGTCATTGATGACAGTGTTGATGGGTATGTTAGGTTTAGGTGGTTTACGTACATATGAAAAACAAAAGGGATTGACGAAATGAATATGGAGGAATTTAAGAAAGAGATCATTGAAGATGAAGGTGTTAAGCACGAAGTCTATCTTGATCACTTAGGACTACCTACTATGGGTGTAGGTCATTTAATTACTGAATGGGATGAGGAATATGAAAAGCCTGTGGGTACTCCTGTATCTGAGGAGAGAGTTAACAACTGCCTTGCTCAAGATATACACGTAACAATAGATGAATGTAAAAAACTTTACGAAGACTTTGATGTACTACCAGTAGATGTGCAACATGTCATTGCCAATATGATGTTTAATATGGGTAGACCAAGACTATCTAAATTTAAGAACATGAAGAAAGCAGTCGATCAACGTGATTGGTTTGAAGCTGCGTATGAAATGACTAACTCAAAGTGGTACAAGCAAGTACCTAACAGAGCAGGTCGTTTAGTGGTACGTATGCAAAACGTTAAGACATAGAATAACTTTCGTAACCGAAAGTCATTCGAACCTACGATGTCTATACATTTGATTGTCATTGGTTTTTATATTTTGTGTTGACCAGTCTTCTTTTTCTTCTTCTATTTTTTTATTACGTTTTTGTAAGTCTTTAAATATCTGTCGCAACTCTGCATTGCCCTGTCTTCTATCGCCTTTGCATTCCCGGCATAGCTTTCCATATTGATACTTGCTCATCTCTATGTTTGTGCCACAGTCTTCGCATTGATTATTGTTTCTTATTGGGCCTGCTGTTTTCATGTTTATCTCCTTGAAGCTTTTGTAATACTAACCAGTTAAGATTGTATCTAACAGAATAAATTATATTTAGTTCTGCTTTTGGTTTATCTTTAGCAAGTTGTTTTTCATTTAATCTTTTAGTATCTCTTAGAATCTCTGCATATTCTTTAACAAGTCCATAGTATTTAGCTACAGACATGTTAAGAATCTTTGCTTCAGCTAATTCTGATCTACCATTATAGGTTACTCTATCAATCATTAGAATGGAACTTCGTCTGTGAACTCTTCAACATTTGCAGTACCCTGTTTGATAGCTTGATACTGATTAGAGCCACCAGTGAAGCTCTGAGAGCCTTGAGTGGCTGTCTTATCGCTTACCTTTGCATCCATATAATCATTACCTGCTTGTGATGTAGCAAACCATATAGCCAAACGTCTCTCTTCATAGTCACCGGATAGGTGTGGTGCTTTAGGATTTTGGCTGTCGTTCTCAAATAACACACCAACTTTTTTGTATACCTCACGTATAACTTTACCGGATGGCAGTGTTGCTTTGACAATGACATGGTATTCTTCAGCACCATTGTTGTTTAGCTTGCCTTGTCCTACAAGGACATTGTTTTCACGAGGTGCAAAGAATGCACCTCTGTCTGTATCGTCATATTGTTGATCCATTAGAAACTCCTACTTGATTTGTGATTGGATGTTTTAGTATTGATAGGGCCAATATCTTTTTTATTGGTATCAGTTGCAGCATTGCCATCATCATCAGAAGCAAGACCCATGATTGCCTGCAATGCATAACGTTTAGCATAGGTAATAGCACTACCCATTGCTTGAGCATCATCTTCTTTACCTTTCTTAATTAAGACTGGCACGAAGCTAGTTAACGTTTCGCTATCGTTACTATGCGAAACTGTTGTCTCTACATATATAGACATATGCATACGTTGCTTATGTTCCCCATCTTCTAGTATAGCATTCTCATACTTAACTGATTGTGAGAATGACAAACCAAACTCTGCTCCGTGGTTGGCAGCATTGATAACACTGGTCAAGTCTGCGTAGCTACTATGGAAGAACGGATTGTTACTACTTTTCAATGCAGATATATTTAACTGCTGAAATTTAGACATAGCTTCTTTAAGTGATTTACAAGGCTCAGTATTTTTGGTACTGTTACTAGTCTTGTGTTCTCCCACGTTGACACCCGGGGTTGAGTTTGTTGTGGGCTTGACCCCATTTTTATTTTGATTAGACAAGAGTCTCTCCTTTCATTGGTTTAGTTTTAAAGAATCCTTTATGTGCAGGATTGTCGTGCATAAATAGCCTAGAGTAAAAGGCTATATAATCATTACTTATTTTAAAGTCTACGTCTGACGTAGTGATGGCTGTCTCCCATCTGATACGACCTACGATTAACCATGGTGAACATTTCTTTGCACCACTATTAATAGCTTCGTGTGTATACTGATTAAAGTATTCGTATACATGTGGGTTATCTTTGTGATACTCCCACCATTTCTTTTTCTTTTCTAGGTATGTCATCATGGCTGTACACTCATAACTGATTCGACATCCTCGCTTTTAGGATGACTGCTAACTGGATCATAATGCATGTATATCTCTTCAGCTTCTTCTAATGAAGTAGCTTCAACAATATAGAAATGTTCTGTAGTTTCTAAAGTCTGTACTTTATATTTAGCCATCGTTTATCTCCTTAATATGTATGGTTAATGCACCACGTTTGTTTCTTTTGATTGATAGTTTGTCTGTGTAAACCTCACGTTCATTAGGTTTAATCAAAGCTTTAAGACGTTTCTTTGCATCATCAAATATTTGTGCATCATCAAAGTGACATAGATAATAATATTCTTTATCTTTGAATTCATTATCTGTACTAGCATCACGTGTAACCATATTGTCTATAGTCATATGCTGTACACCAGTAGGTAATTCATTTGGCATATCTGATTGAGGTGGTGTTTTGTTTACAACATGATTCCAAAAGTCTTTGAGTATAGGTAGCATGCGTTGCCACTCATCTTCACTGCGTTCAACTAGCTTGCACTCCCATTGGTTGCCAAAGATAACAGATAGATACATCTTATCTAGCTTGGCTACTTTCATATACAGTTGTATCTGTGGTGTATAGTAAGCAAGTATGTCATCAAACTTTCTGAATGAACTGGTATGTTTACATTCAAGGCCAACATCTACACCATCTTCTTTGAGTACACCATCAAGTGTAGCTTTGAAAGGTACACCATCTATTGTAGTGGATACCTCATGCTGATAAGCAAGCACTTGCAAATTGTACTCATGCTCAAACCAAGCAATGTTAAAGTCTTCTGTGTATGTACCTAGTTGTACATTGAATTGATCAGATAAATCTACTGGTTCACCTTGACCAGTCTTTTCTAACCATAATTGATGCCAGTCTCCACTCATTATCTTTACTGCATCTGATCCACCGATGAATCCCATTCTCCATTTGGGGTCACGAATCGGTGGCTTTAGATTAACTACGCTCATTGTGTTCTCCTTTTTGTTTTATTTTACTGCATTATTGCACCAAATACTAGCCCTACTCTGCATTTTTTTGGGCTAATTCTAACATCTCCATTAGCTTGACACGCTTTTGGTATCGCCATTCACCTGCATTGCGAAACTCTGACAAGCTTGGGAAGAAAGTTTTAGTCTTTGAAATATGTTTAACGGCATGCAAAAAGATATCGGCAGGATAATCTTGCAAGCCTTCAGCAATCAGACGTATACGCATTGCAATATCTGACTGTGATTCTTGTGATGGTTTGACCATTACCATCATACATTTAAGAAGCTCTTGTTCCATTTGCTCCAATGGCATAGGTGTCATAGCATACGCAAGTACATTTAAACCCTTATCTATTTGCCCACGAGTAGGCTGCTCGATTAGTTTGTATCCACGCACACTGAAGTCGTTGTTAAGTACTTCCTCGTAGTTTAGAATTGATGCCAAAGAAGAAAGAACTTTTTGCTCGATCTCTTTTGGAGTTGTAGTTGTTAGGCTTTTTAGTGCTAATTGTTTTTTGTTGTGGCTTAATTGTAACTGCATTGCCCTTCTCTCTGTTAGATAGTATGTTATTAGTAGGTTCGTGTGTCACTGTGTCACCCTCTGAGTGACACTCTGTCACTTCCACGGTGACAGGCTGACACTTCCGTACTCTATCTGTCTCTTATACACATCTCCGAGCCCACGAGACGTAGAGGATCTCGT